ATCGAGCATCTGCGGGTGCTGATCGAAGGCGACGACCTCCCCGTCAACGTCAACCCACCGACCTTCACCCCGACAGGAGACAACGCATGAGCACCACGATCACGTTCGGAACCACCGCCGGCACGTTCGCCGACACGAGCACCAACGCCGAGGGCGCGCCCGTCCCCGACACCTACGTCTTCACGAGCACGATCGACGCCAGCGTCGGCGTGGTCAACGAGGACGGCACCGCGACGTTCACTGGCGCTGCCGGGACCTTCGACGTGACGGCCACCGATCCCGCCAGCCTGTCCGGCACCGAGACGTTCGAGTACCAGGCCGACCTGACGGTCGTGACCGTCGGAACCCCGACGTTCACCCCGGCATGAACGCGCCCAACTGGATCTGGTGGCTGGTTGGCCTGCTGGTCATCCTCGCCGTCCTGTTCCTGATCGGCGTCAGGGTCCACGTCGGATGACCACCGTGTCGCAGCGTGAACGGCTCCGGCTGCTCGGGCTGCGGCATGGCCCCCACTACACACTGGCAAGCTCCACACCTCCCGAGCCTGCCCGGAAGCCCGCCTCCGTCACGGCGGGCACTACTCCCAAGGTCAAGTGATGCCGCCACAGCGCCGCTACACGAAGCGCGAGAAGGTCACGACGGTCATGGCCGCCGAGATGACCAGCCTCAGCGCGGCGGCGAAGTCCAGCGGCATCCCGAAGTCCACGGTGAAGAGTTGGCTGGACAACCCCAAACTCGCACAACTGCGCACTACAACGCGCGAACAGTTGGCCGACGAGGCACGAGTGCTCCAGCAACTCGCGGCAGAGGCCATCCGCGCCCGCCTGCCGGAGTTCGAGCCGCGCGACCTGACGATCCTCTACGGCGTGGTGGCGGACAAGGCACAGCTCCTGAGCGGCGAGCCGACGCAGCGCACCGAGCACCGCGACATGACGGCGGCGCTGACGGACCATGAGAAGGACGCGCTGGCAGACGCCATCGATGCCTTCCTGAAGGACGCGGATCATGTGGACGCTTGAGCAGGCGCCCGCTCTGCGCGTCCTGCGCACCGAACTCGGCCCGGCCTTCGTCAATGACCAGCAGCGCGTGTTCATGCGCTCGCAGGCGCCCGAGGTGCTGTACAGCGGCGCCTTCCGCGCCGGCAAGAGCCGCATCGGGTGTGAGAAGGCATACGCGCTCGCCAAGCGCTACCCCGGCATCCCGATCGGCATCTTCCGCAAGACGGCGGCGAGCCTCGCGGCGTCCACCGAACGCACGCTCCTGCACGACGTGATCCCGCGCGCCGAGATCGTCAAGAGCAACCGCACCGAGCGCTGGTACGAGCTGGCGAACGGCTCGCGCATCTGGCTGTTCGGCCTGGACCCCGACCCGATCACGGGCCTGCCGTCCAAGGTGGGCTCCGTGGAGCTCGGCTGGGCGTTCGTGGACGAGGCAGCGGAGTGCGCCGAGGCCGACTGGGTGATGGTCAAGGGCCGGCTGTCCTGGCCCGGCATCGGTTACCACCAGATCGCCGCCGCCACGAACCCCGCCAGCCCGAAGCACTGGCTGAAGCAGCGCTTTACGCCCGCCACGGCGGACCGCGTATACCTGCACGCCAGCACGTTCGACAACCCGGCGCTGCCCGCCGACTACTTGGCGGACGCCCAGGGTGGTGCGCTGGACTATTTCAAGCGCCGCTACATCATGGGCGAGTGGGTCGGCGCCGAGGGCGTCATCTGGGACTTCCCGGAAGACCAGATCAAGCCGCCGACCGTGCCGATCTTCAAGCGCGTGGTGGCAGGCGTGGACTGGGGTTTCGTCCATGCCTTCGCTTGCGAGGTCATCGGGCAGAGCGGCAGCGGGCGGCTTTCCGTGGTGCGCGAGGTCTACGCCAAGGGCGCGCTGTTGCGCGACATCATCCCCGTCCTGCTAGACATCCAGACGCAGTACCCCGGCATTCACTTCATGGCCGACCCGAGCGAGCCCGCCTACATCGCGGAGTGCATCGGCGCCGGGCTGCGCATGGAGTCGGCGCGGAATGATGTGGACGCTGGCATCCAGGCGGTGAGCGCGGCGATCCACGACGGCATGACGATCGACCCGGCCTGCGAGGGGCTGCTGGGCGAACTGCCCGGCTACACGTGGATGACGGATCGCGGCGGCGGGTTCAAGGAGAAGCCGATCGAGATCAATGACGATGCCTGCGACGCACTGCGCTACGGCGTGATCGCGTTCACGGCGGACCCCGACAACCCGTGGGCGCGGCTCGTCGGCAAGCAAGCGAGCACTGCGGCATGACGATCCCTGAAGCAATCCTCATCACTCAGTTGGCGGTGATCGCCGTGTTCTCGCTGGACATCTGGCGAATGCTCAGGAAGAAGTCATGACCACCGTCGAGCGCTACCTCGAGGCTGCCTACGCGCTCGTCGTCGCCGCCGCCGCGATGATCTATCCTCCCGCCGCGCTCGCGGTGGCCGCCGTCTTCCTGATTGCATTGGCCGTCGTCGCTGACCGGCGCGAGGTGAAGTCGTGAGCGATTGCATCGAGCATCCCGGTAGCCGAACGCGGTTCGGTTACGCGATGCTCTACGTGAACGGGAAACAGTGGTCTGCCCATCGTCTAGCGTGGACGCTGGCGAACGGTCCGATCCCCGATGGCATGTGGGTGCTCCATCGCTGCGATAACCCGCCATGCTGGAATGTCGAGCACTTGTTCCTCGGCACGGCCTCGGACAACTCGCGCGATCGGGATGCCAAGGGACGCGCTGGTGCTGGTTGGCACCTTCCCGAGAACCGACCGCGTGGCGAGGCCAACGCAAAGGCGAAGCTGACCACCGAAGCCGTCCGGGAGATGCGCGAGCTCTACGTCGCTGGTGGAACGTACCGAGGACTGGCCCGACGCTTCGGAGTCCATCGAACGGTTGCCCGAGATGCCATTCTCGGGCGCACATGGGGGCACGTCTGATGTCCATCTTCGTGCCCCCGCGCCCTGCGCTCGATCCATTCCTGAAGTCCGGCCCGACCGGACCCGGCGCGGGCGTGCTGAACACCGAGTTCCTGCTGCCGATGATGCTGCCCACCGACCACGCGCAGCGCATGGGACAGGCCGTGAAGCTGGGCACCGAGGTCGCCTACATCCGCGCGGCAGAGCGCGTCATCTCGGGCAAGTTCAGCACCGTGGCGTGGCACCTCGAGGACCCCGACGGCGAGACGATCGACGAGGACTACAGCGACCCGAAGGCGGTGGAGGCGTTCACGCTGCTCTCCGACCCGATGGGCGCGCTCGATGTCAAGGAAGTCGGCACGAAGCTGACGCGGCGCCAGGAGTGGGAGATCACGAGCCGCCACATGGGCCTCGCCGGGTGCGGCGCGTGGTTCCTCGACCGGATGAATGACTTCGGCATCCCGCTGTCCATCTGCTACGTCCGCCCGGATCGCCTGACGCCGCAGTACGAAGGCAAGACGAAACTCACCGGTTGGTTGCTGGACAAGCGCCCCGGCTACGAAGGCACGCCGCTCACCATTGATGAGATCCGCCTGTTCGTGCTGGAGACGCCGAATGAGGGCGTCTTCCCTCCGGGCCTCGTGGAGTCGGCGCTGACGAAGGCGCTGCTGAACGGCGCGATCGATGCGCACTTCGCGGCCGTGCTGAAGGCTGGCGGGCGACTGGCGGGCATCCTCGCACCGAAGACGGGCATCATCGAAGACGACGGTGTATACAACCAGCTCACGCGGGACTGGCGCAACATCACGGAGCAGCCGGAGAGCGCCCGTCGCCTCCAGGTGACCCGTGCGCCGGTGGACTTCATTCGCACCGCCGCGACGATGGCCGAGATGCAGGTCATCGATCTCATGTCCAAGAACCGCGACGACCTGCTGGCGCTGTGGGGCGTGCCACTCTCGCAGGTCGGCGGCAGCACGGCGGCAGGGTTGAACAGCGGCGATGTGCGCAAGTACGACGAGGCCGCGCTGTGGCAGAACGCCGTCCATCCGCGCCTCGAGGAGCTGGCCGAGGGCATCCAGCCGCTGCTCAATCGCTGGGAGCCGTACATGGGCTGGGCGCCGCTCCTAGTGCTTGACGAGCCGGAGTTCGATGACGACTCGCCACGCTATGACAAGGTGCAGAAGGCGCAGTTCATCGCGCTGACGAATGACGAGCGCCGCGACCTGATTGGGCAGCCTCCGCTCGATGAGAAGGTCCTCGGGCCGACGGGCCAGCCGATCGGGCAGGAGATTTGGATGGGCATCAACATGATGCCGGTCGGCAAGCCGCCGATGACCGCGCCGACGTTCCAGGCGCAGTCCGTCACGGCGCCCAACTGGAGCGAGGAGGCGGGCAGCGTCCAGATGGCGCCCAGCGCCGCACAGCAGGGCTCGCAGGGCGTGACGCCGGTCACTGGCGCTGCCGTCAAGGCGAAGGGCGCCGATGT